AGAAAAATTATCCTTATTATGGAAAACACCCCCCTTACCTTTTTGAATTTGCACCCCCCGGGGGGTATATAATTTTTTCGTGGGGGCGCCTCTTTTTGACGATGGGGGTTTTCAAATGCCCCCACACTTGACTTTTTTAAAATTGGCTATATACTCGGCGCCAATGAAACGCACCCCCTATACTTTTTTGGAGCCTCGTTTCCTCCATGTCACTATCCATTACGCCAGATAGCGCCCACCCTTTGCCTGATTCCTATGATGATCAGGTAGCTTCTTCGTTTTCGGAGAATGCTAGAGTTGCCGCTTCAACCGCCGCGTTGCTATCTGAGCTTGGCATGCCGTTTGAGATGACTGAGGAAGACGAGAAAAAAGCGCAAGCATTGTTCCGATCTGTCGATACAACCAAAAAAACTCAGAACAATCCACCCGACCTATATAACGGAGCAGTTGCCTTACGGCTATCTGCCTTGTTGTCAGAGTATGACAAGGCCATTGTGGCTGATGCTGCTCAAGCCAGAACCTATATAACCAATAAGCTTCTTGACATATCTGCTTGCGGGGACACCAAGCACGAGCTACGTGCCTTAGAGTTGCTTGGGAAGATGTCGGACATCGGGGCGTTTACTGAAAAGTCTGAAATTACTATCACCCACAAGACATCCGGTGACCTTCGCAAGGCTATCGAAGACAAACTAAAGCGACTGTTACTAGCTAATACACAGGACGTCGAGGAAGTTAAGCCCAGTGCCGAAGAGGAGCTAGGGCTAATTGAGGTTGAGGCACGCGAGGTAGACGGGAGCGACGGTGCAGATAAACCAGAATGAGGTTAAGGCGCTCCTAAATAACCTTAGTTCTATACCAGAGGCGGATCTACGACGCCTTTTGGAGGATCTAGATAAGCTAGAGGTAGTAAAAGACCGCGAAAACGCTGCCACTAGCTTTATGCATTTTGTAAAAAAGGTCTGGCCCCACTTTATTGAAGGTGCGCATCACAAACGAATGGCTCGGGCCTTTGAGCGGGTTGCCCGTGGAGACTTAAAAAGGCTAATCATTAACATGCCACCCCGGCACACTAAGTCTGAGTTCGCCTCCTACCTGCTTCCGGCTTGGTTTTTAGGCAACTACCCAAGTAAAAAAGTCATCCAGACCTCTCATACGGCAGAACTTGCCGTGGGTTTTGGGCGAAAGGTGCGAAATCTTGTCGATCAGGACGTGTATACAACGGTATTTCCGGGGGTTGGCTTACAGGCGGACTCTAAAGCTGCTGGCAGGTGGGCGACTAACGCCGGTGGAGACTATTTTGCTATCGGTGTGGGGGGCGCTGTCACAGGTAAGGGCGCGGATCTGCTCATTATTGACGATCCTCACTCGGAGCAAGAAGCCGCCCTCGCAGAAATAAACCCCGACATCTACGATAAGACCTACGAGTGGTACACATCAGGCCCCCGGCAGCGTCTACAGCCGGGTGGAAGCATCGTAATAGTAATGACACGGTGGTCTAAGCGTGACTTAACGGGCCAAGTGCTCAAAAGTGCTGCCCAAAGGGGTGGAGAAGAGTGGGAAGTGATCGAGTTTCCGGCCCTTTTACCGTCTGGCAACCCGCTGTGGCCTGAATTTTGGTCTTTAAAGGAACTTTCCGCCCTAAAAGAGGAACTTCCCAACAGCAAATGGCAAGCGCAGTACCAGCAGAACCCTGTTTCCGAGAGTTCAGCCATAGTTAAGCGGGAATGGTGGCAGGTTTGGGAGAAAGAAGACCCCCCATCATGTGACTTTACCCTGATGGCGTGGGATACGGCGTTTGAGAAGAGCCAACGATCCGACTACTCAGCATTAACCACTTGGGGGGTGTTCTACCACCCAGATGACACGGGAATAATGCAGGCAAATATCATACTTTTGAACGCTTTTCGGGAGCGCATGGAGTTTCCAAGGCTTAAACAAGAGGCCATCGATCAATACAAAGAGTGGGATCCAGATAGTGTAATTATTGAGAAAAAGGCTTCCGGAGCGCCCCTGATATACGAGATGAGGGCAATGGGGATACCGGTGCAAGAGTTCACGCCAAGCAAAGGCAACGACAAGATTAGTCGTCTAAATGCAGTTTCAGACCTATTTGCGTCTGGTAGAGTGTGGGCGCCAAACACGCAGTGGGCTGAAGAGGTAATTGATGAGGTTGCATCTTTCCCGTCTGGCGAGCATGATGACTACGTTGACTCTGTATCCCTTGCGTTGATGAGATTCCGCAAAGGTGGGTATTTGCGTACTAATTTAGATGAACCGGATGAGGTTCCATATTTCAAACGTAAGTTTGAAGGCTATTACTAAGGACAGAATATGGCAATTGATAAAGCAATAGGGCAAGCCCCGATGGGGTTGGATCTCGAAGAGATGATGGGTGATGAGCCTGCTCTTGAGATAGAGATTGAAGACCCAGAAGCCGTTCGTATTGGCATTGATGGGCAACCCATATTAGAGATTGAGAAAGAAGAAGTAGAAGATGACTTCAACGCCAACCTCGCTGAAGAGATAGACGAGGGGGAGTTAACGGAATTATGTAACGACTTACTTAGTGAGTTTGAAGAAGACTTATCTAGTCGCAAGGACTGGATGCAGACCTATGTTGATGGCTTAGAGTTGCTTGGGTTAAAGATTGAGGACCGGACAGAACCTTGGCCCGGAGCTTGTGGTGTCTACCACCCACTATTAAGTGAGGCGCTGGTTAAGTTCCAAGCCGAAACAATAATGGAGACCTTCCCAGCTAGAGGTCCCGTTAAGACTCAGATCATAGGCAAAGAGACACCGGAGAAAAAAGAAGCCGCGCAACGAGTTCAAGATGATATGAACTATCAGTTGACCGATGTGATGGTGGAATACCGGCCTGAGCATGAGCGCATGCTGTGGGGCTTGGGACTCTCAGGTAATGCGTTCAAGAAGGTGTACTACGACCCAAGCATTGAACGGCAAGTCTCATTGTTTGTTCCCGCCGAGGATGTTGTAGTCCCGTATGGAGCGTCTAATATCCAAACATCTGAGCGCGTAACGCATGTGATGCGTAAGACAGAAAATGAACTGCGCAGATTACAGGTAGCAGGCTTTTATCGTGATGTAGAACTTGGTGATCCGGTTGATTCATTCGACGAGGTTGAGAAGAAAATTGCTGAGAAGATGGGCTTTCGTGCCTCATCTGACGACAGGTACAAGATCCTTGAGATGCACGTGGACATGGACCTGCCCGGCTACGAAGACAAGGACGAGGACGGCGAGCCAACGGGTATTGCTCTGCCTTACGTTGTTACTATCGAAAAAGGTACACAAACCGTTTTAGCGATACGTCGCAATTGGAACCCAGATGATGATACTAAGCAAAAACGCAATCATTTTGTCCATTATTCATACATCCCGGGATTTGGGTTCTATGCTTTTGGTCTTATTCATCTCATTGGCGCTTTTGCTAAGTCTGGCACTTCTATTATTCGCCAACTTGTTGACGCGGGTACTCTCTCTAATCTCCCCGGAGGATTCAAAACAAAAGGTCTGCGGGTTAAGGGTGATGACACGCCGATCGCTCCGGCAGAATTCCGAGATGTAGACGTAGCCTCTGGCACGATCAAAGACAACATCATGACGCTCCCATATAAGGAGCCAAGTCAGGTGTTGTATACCTTATTGGGCACCATAGTTGAAGAAGGTCGTAGATTTGCTAGTGCAGCAGATCTGAAGGTATCCGACATGAGTGCCCAGTCTCCTGTTGGCACAACGCTGGCTATATTAGAACGCACGCTAAAAGTAATGTCAGCCGTTCAGGCCCGCATCCACTACGCCATGAAGCAGGAGTTTCAGCTTCTTAAAGTCATTATTCGTGATTACACCCCAGAAGAGTATTCATACGAGCCGGAAGAAGGCGGTCGTATGGCTAAGCAGTCTGACTACGATCAGGTATATGTCATCCCGGTAAGTGACCCCAACGCGGCAACTATGTCGCAGAAGGTTGTTCAGTATCAGGCAGTGATGCAGTTAGCGCAGGGCGCACCTCAGTTATATGACCTGCCGTATTTGCATCGTCAGATGTTAGAAGTATTGGGCATTAAGAATGCTCAGAAATTAGTGCCAATGCAAGATGATCAAAAGCCGCGTGACCCCGTGTCTGAAAACATGGACGCAGTTAAAGGTAAACCACTTAAAGCATTTGCTTATCAAGACCATCAGGCACATATCACAACGCATCAAACATTTATGCAGGACCCCGTAACGGCGCAGATGATTGGTCAAAACCCAATGGGCCAACAAATGATGGCTGCATTACAAGCGCACATTATGGAGCACTACGGATACGCCTATCGCAACCAGATCGAACAACAGGTTGGAGGGCCGATTCCGCTTATGGACGACAAGGATGAAGACGAGCCATTATCCGAGGATGTAGAAGCAGCGCTTTCTCGACTGGTAGCTCAGGCTTCTCAACAGTTGCTCCAACAAAATCAAGCCGCCGCTGCACAACAGCAGGCACAAGCACAAGCGCAGGACCCCATCATTCAGATGCAGATGCAAGAGCTTCAGCTTAAGGGACAAGACCTACAACGCAAGACACTTAAAGATCAGACCGATGCCAAACTTAAGGCACAGCAGCAAGATATCGAGCGTCAGCGAATTAACTCACAACTCAAAATTGCTGAGACTAATGCGATGATAAAAGCTGCTACAGAGGATGAAAATTTAAAACTTAAACAGTCTGAATCCATGATCAAAGCCGTGGCGGAAGACGAGAAGAATCAACTGGAGAGGGACAAAGAACTTCTCCGGCTTCGTAGTAGACCCCAACCTTCAAAAAAGGAGAGTAAATGAGCAATGACCTTCTCAAGTATCTTTCAGACAAGATACGAGAGGAAATGAAAGTAATCGAGCAGGACACGGTTTTGGGTAACGCCAAAGATTTTGGAGCCTACCAATATGGCTGCGGGATCTATCGTGGACTCCTAATCGCAAACAATATTCTTATAGAAACAGCAGAAAGGATGGAACAAAACGATGACTGAACTTGCCATCGCAACGGAAGAAGGTGAAGTAAGTACTCTGCCAGACACAGACGAACGCAAAGCCAAGCAGTTACCGGACCCCTCGGGGTATCGCATTTTGTGTGGAATTCCTAGCATTGAGGAGCAGTACGAAAGCGGAATCCTTAAATCTGACATGACTCTCCTACATGAAGAACTCCTCACAACGGTTCTTTTTGTCGTAAAGATGGGGCCGGAT